GGGCCCCTAACCCGGGGTAAGGGGGGCTTCGAACCCCCTTGCTTAAAACTGAAGAACTATGTCTGAACGTCACACCGTCATTCATAGGCAAGATCCAATCTTCAGAGTTTTGTTGTTCGATTTAAGTGGACAACTAAACACTATCGCATATCGTTGCGACCACGCTCACATAGCCGTGAGTGGCTTATTGAACATATATTAGCACACTAATATATTATTCAGTCCAAGTCAGCCCAAAAGCTGACTCGAAACTTAGACGGCCATAATAGCCAGTCTTTTGTATAAGTAGATCCATAAGGTTTATTATCGCATTACGAGTGGCTACAGTTGAGTCATCCGTTCTGCGAACTGCGTTCAACTCTACGTTAGCACTTGGAGCAGAACCGTCAGCAACTTCTACCACACGGTTCTTAGTGTCCACAGCGCTAAGTATGTTGTTCACAGCAACCTTAATTTGATCATCATACCTATATACATATGTGCGATCAGGAAATCTAGTCGTGGCATTAACCACACTAACCATAGCACCCCTTAAAAGGTTTGCCAGGTCCGTGCGATTAACTTGCACTTGAAAAGAATCTCCCAACGCATTATTTAATATATTCAGTAAATTACCAGCATCAAACCAAGCATTGCTAAACAACACAATAGTATTATCACTTATCGGAGTGTAAGCCATGGAGTTTTTCAAATCGTTGCTGCAACTCAGTTCCAGCATCGGACTCTCCGTCCCCATGACCTACAACTCTATTTTTATTTTTAAATTTTTCAGCATTTTGCTTACGTATATTTTTCCTATTGACTATCCCCAACTGATAAAGTTGGTTCTGTACCTCCATCTTACTACACAGCTCTTCAACCTTGTCTTCAGATATGGTACCGGATATCCTCCCGTTGTCATCGAAACCAACATCCGTGAGACCGTCCCTTAATGAACTCATGATCGCCGTCTTGCTTAATGAGTAGAAAAATCCTATCTCACAAGCAGTGACGTCGACATCGTTACGCACGTCGTTAGATTCAATCCAGTGGGCGAGAGCCCAACTGGTTCTTTTAAAGTCCCTCACGGAAACCGGGTAGTTCGGTCTGGTTATCATTCTGAAGTCCCCGTTTTTAGCCTTAGCTGTGACCGCCGCTACCTTGGCCGCACTTACATTGGTCATTCTAGTATCAAACAAACAAAACACAGCTGTTACATTAGCTTTTTCCGGAACCAGCCAGGTGCCATTTATTGCTACACCTATGAGATAAAAGTACTTATAACCGCTCTTTTCAACATCCCCAATTTCTTTCGAAACATCCAAGAACGTAACCCCAGTGTCCTTCATGTTCGACGCTATGTCGAACGTTATAAGCTTGTACTTTGGAGGGGTTAGTCCCAGTTTTTCTTTCCACTCCCTGTATATATTCGGTTTCAGAAACTCCTTCCGCATATTTGCAGTGGCTGCGGTCTTTTGAACTGCCTGGGGTACTGACAACGTGCCTTCTGGTGTTTTCTTCGCCGCGTCCGTCGACCCTGCGACCTCCGCGATTCTGTTCTGATCCTTGTTTTCCACCTCGGTCGGGGCAGTCGCCATTATCAACTATCACAAATAAATCTCTAAATAGGTTCCTGTCAGTTATTATCTTCCACATGCAATTCAAAACGTACTGACACGAACCACCCCCGGCATACACTTCATTGAATGCGTCGTCTAAAAGATGAATGTAAGCAGAGTTACCATAACTCTTCGTTAAGTCCATCAATGAAACGCGCATTTCCTCAATGTGCTCCTCATCCCTCAAATTTTTGTTCCCCAACCTGGTTATAATCTTTAGAGGATCCGGGAACACTTTACAACCAGACTCATGCATTACTATGAACTTGCCGCAGAAATAACCCGTTCTTTTAACGAGTAATTTAGCATTGAAATTCCACTGTAAGGCTGCAAGTTCCATAGTGGACCTGTATTCCATGCCTTTAGGAAACAGTACAATTGAATCATCGCCACAGAAGGCGGCCTTGACGCATTTGTCCAAATCAGTTATACTAGCCATACAAGCGGCTATGATCAGAGTGTTGCCAATGAAAGTCGTTACATCACCCGACTTTCTTTGATACCACAACTGAGTTCGGATACCAGCCTTATAATCCTTTACAGTAGTGAGCTGGTGACCACGCTTCCACATTTCTCCAAGAATTGCATCTAAACCGAGCCTATCCCATATAAGCATTTCTACGGCTTGGTGGAAGTCATTCTGAGATTTATCATACTTGGAGATATCCAGCTCAAGCACTTCCAAATTACTTGAAGTGCTTATACCCAGGAAAAAATTTTCAATATCC